AAGCCTTATTGCTTAATTGCTCCTCCCGGAATTAATGGTAGGGTTGACACCATACCACCATTTTCCGTTTATGAAAACGCTACAGCACCTGGCAACAGAGCTAATGGCGTGTTACGTGTTTACGTTGTAAACGAACTCACCATACCTAATAGTACCATAGATAATGATGTAAACGTGAATGTGTTCGTATCAGCTGGTGATGACATTCAATTTCGTAATCCAACCAGTCAGATAGAAAATTATTCATTTTTTCCGGAGCCTCAGGTTGGTGAGGAACCTCGTAGCGTAGTTGATTTGGATGCATATTTGAACCAAATGTCACCACAAATGGGGAATGAGGACGGTACGAATTTAGCCGTTACTGACACAACCTCTGAGCCTAGTAAACCATTGATGCAAAATCCTGAGCATACTATGTTATCTCCCGTATCTACGGATGATGCTTATGATCATGTATTTTTTGGTGAAACCATTGTGTCTTTTCGTCAACTTTTGAAAAGATATAATTTACATTCTAGAGCGTCGCGCATTGGCGCGTTTAATGGTACTTGGCGTATTGAGATGAATGCCTTTCCTTATCATAAGGGTTACGCTCCCAATGCTATATATCCTACTGGTTTACCAGAAGCCGATGCTTATAATTTTTCCAGGATGACTCTTATGAATTGGCTCACCCCAGCTTACTTAGCACGCAGAGGTGGCGTGAAGTGGAAAGCTTTATATCAAGATACTGGACCTGTAAATTTTATGGGTAAACTTGAAGTAATTCGTACTTCTGGTTCTTGGCCTGCATATTCACAGACTGAATTGCCTTGGACTTCTACATCTGAGGCTGCAGCAGTTAGAGCCTTGCACTTGAGTTCGTACCCGACTTCTTCTGGATCTACACAAACCCAAACTCAGATAGCACCAACTATCGAATGGGAGAGTCCTTTCCAACAAAATACCCGTTTTGCACCTGGAAAGAGAGCTGATTATACAGCAGATGCTACTTTTGCAGATGCATTTATTATTGGAACAGATGTATCTCATAGTTCGGGTACTAGATGCTCCTTAGATTTGCATTGTGCGGCTGGAGAAGATTTTTCATTATTTTTCTTCTTGGGCAGTCCTATTGTCCGTTACAATGTACCATTTCCTTCTGTTTAGGAAATATTTTAAATCCTCGTGGGGACCGCGGGGTGGGGCATATGTGATATTTATATTACATGTGTCCTAGACAACTGAATTTAATTTAAGCCTTTGAAGGTTTTTGTTTTAATCTTTAT